GTTTGATGATATCTCTGATAGATTTGATGGTTTCTCTAGTGAGTTTACTCTCACTTCTGAAAAGAGTAATACCACAGGATTCTCTACAAGTAATGCTGTTGTTCTAGTTAACAGTGTATTCCAGTTACCTTCTAGACCTGGAGCAGTAAGCATCGTCGGTGGATATGATTTATCAGAAAATAGTGGAATTAGTAGTATTGCTTTCGTTGGAACGGCAACTTCAGTAACATCAGATATTAATGCATCAAATCTTCCTCGCGGTGGTATTATTGTTTCTGTTGGATCTTCTAAGGGATTTGGATATCAACCTCTAGTTTCTGCTGGTGGAACTGCAGTAGTTTCTATTGCTGGTACTATTCAATCTATCAGCATTGGTAACAGTGGTTCTGGTTATAGAAGTGACTTGCAGGTAGTAAATGTTGGTGTTGGAACATCAAGTCTTTATGGACCTAACATTGAATTTATTGGAACTGCAACTGTAAGCAATGGTCATGTTGTAAGTGTTGCTATTACAAATCCAGGAACAGGATACACTAGTACAAATCTACCTTACGTGTTCTTTGATGCTCCACTTTCTTATAGCAACATTCCACTAGTTTATAGTTCAGAATCTAAGATTGGTGTTGGAACTGAAGCAGTTGTTGATGTTGTTGTTGGTCAGGGATCAAGTGTAATTAGTTTTGAAATTAAAAACTATGGATATGGATATGAGCAATGGGAAATACTGACGATTCCTACTACAGGAACTATTGGAATTCCTACTAATTCATCACTACCATTTGAAGAATTCCAGATTCTTATTGAAAGAACCTTTAACGATGAATTTTCAGCATGGTCTATTGGTGACTTACAAGTTCTTGATCCTATCGACTCTCTCTTTGATGGTGAGAGAACTGAATTCCCAATTTTAATCAATGGAAATCAAACAACGATTAGATCTAGAACTGGTTCAAATATTGATGTTGAACAAACTTTACTTATCTTTATCAATGATGTTCTTCAAGTTCCAGGTGAAGGATATGTATTTAAGAGTGGTAGTGTAATCACATTTACCGAACCACCAGTTGAAGGAGATACCTCAAAACTAATATTCTATAGAGGTACTGGGGACGTTGATACGATTTCAGTTGATGTTTTAGAAACCGTAAAACCTGGCGATACACTTCAAATTAACTCTGATGATGCACTATATCAGCAGTCAAAGAGAAGTGTAAATGAAATTGTATCTTCTGATATTGTAAGAACAAATGTCTATCCTGGCCCTGGTATTTCAAACGACCCTAATCTCTTAAGACCAGTCACTTGGTGTAAGCAAATGACTGATATGGTAATAGATGAAGTCAGTGTAACTAAAGATAGAATTCAATATGAACCTTACATTTATCCAGTTACTCACATAATCCAAGATGTTACTACATCATCTGCAGAAATATTCGTAGAAAGTGTTAAAACTTTCTTTGATAGTGCTGATGAATACGTTCAAGATGGTACAACTGAGGAACCACAGAAGAGAATTGTAATATTCTCTCAGGATGAAACCATTGGTGCAGCTGCGACTGCTATTGTATCTGTTGGAGGAAGTATTACCTCAATTAGTATTACTGATGGTGGTGTTGGATATACTACTGCTCCTACAGTTACTATTTCATCTCCTGTTGGAATTGGAACTACATTTGCAACTGCAACAGCATCAATTACTGCTGGAATTGTTACAAGTATTTCTGTTTCCTATGCTGGTTATGGTTATACCTCTACTAATCCTCCTCAGATTCTAATAGAGTCGCCAATTATAAAATATGAGCAAATTAGAGATGTTGATTATAGTGGTGACTTTGGAATTATAACTGGAATTTCAACAGTTACTTCTGGTGTTGCTTCTACTGGTATTACATTCGACCTATTCATTCCTCTAGATTCTTATCTAAGAGATTTGGATATTAATCAAGTTGGTATTGCTACAACTGGTATTAGTGGTATCCAAACAGGTTATTACTTTATTGTTGATAATTCTAATGTTGGAAACAGTGTAAATTCACTTGATCAAAGTAATAATGTTGTTGGTGTTGGTTCAACATATTTGGATAATATCTACCAAGCAGTTGCAGTATCCATTGCACAGACCGCAGTTCCAGGAATTGGAATTACTTACGTGACTCAAGTAACTGTTAGTGTTCAAGATTATAATGGTCTAAGTGGAATTGGATATAGTTCATACTTCGGAAACTACTCCTGGGGTAGAATATCAAATCTAACTAGGGAGAATCCAAATAGTTTCGAAATTTATAATAATGGAGTTTCTGGAATTTCAACATCACCTGTAGTTAGAAGATTGAATAAGTTGAAGTATTCAAATTACAACTAATAAATAGATAAAAAACTCATATAAAATGTCCGCAATTATAACTGATCAATTAAGAATACTAAATGCTAAATCATTCGTTGCTGGTTTAACTACTACCAGCAACGCTTATTATTCCTTCATTGGTCTTCCTAATGCTACAGATTACAGTAGCACCTGGGACACTACACCTCTTGCACCAAAGGATAACTTTGATGAAGAGAATGGTTACTGGGATACTATGATTGCATTGAAAAAAATCAAGGCAGATGATGTAAGACAGATGGTCAGGAAAGTTACCTGGTCATCTGGAACTACTTATGATATGTATCGCCACGATATCAGTCGTGATAATACTTCAAAACCATCTGGTGCAACAAGTCTTTATTATGCAAACTATTATGTTGTAAATAGTGATTATCGTGTCTATATTTGCTTAAACAATGGTGTTGGACCTGAAACTCCAAACGGCAGGCCTTCACTTGATGAACCAACTTTTACTGATTTAGAACCAAGAACTGCTGGTAATAGTGGTGATGGATATATTTGGAAATACTTATACACAATTAGACCAAGTGAAATTGTAAAGTTTGATTCTACTGATTATATGCCTGTTCCCATCGACTGGGAAACAAGCACTAGAGATGCTTCAGTGAGACTTAATGCAGCAATTAGTGGTCAGTTAAAAGTTATTACAATCACCAATCGTGGAGTAGGAATAGGAACTGGAAATAGAACTTATAGTAGAGTTCCCATCCGTGGAGATGGAAGCGGGGCAGAAGCAACTATTGTAGTTAATAGTGAATCAAAGGTAGAATCTATTACCATTTCCAATGGAGGTTCTGGATATACTTACGGTTCTGTTGATTTAGAGTCTGGCGGTGTCCCCACAGGAACCACTAGACCAACATTTGATGTAATTATTCCACCCAAAGGTGGCCACGGTGCAGATATTTACAAGGAACTTGGAGCATTTAATGTTTTAGTTTATTCTAGAATTGAAAATGACGACCAAAATCCAGATTTTATAACTGGCAACCAAATTGCAAGAGTTGGTCTCGTTGAAAATCCAGAAGCATTCAATTCAACTGCAATTCTTGATTTAGAAAAAGCAAGTTCCGTTTATGCATTAAAACTGACTGGAGTTGCATATAGCACCACCACATTTGATGCGGATTCTAGAATTCTTCAAACAATTGGTACTGGTGTTACTGCAGTTGGAAGAGTAATATCTTATAACCAAAATACTGGAGTTCTTAAGTACTGGCAGGATAGAACATTCGTTGGATTTAACACTGATGGAACTCAGAACAATTCTCCACAATATGGATTTAATCTAAATCGTTTTACTGCTAATCCTTCTACTGGAGGTAGCGTGACGATTGTTGGTGGTTCATCAAATCTCGGTATTGATACTTCCTTTACTGGTGTTACTACTACCATAAATAATAGAAATTATTATCTGGGACAATCCTTCGTAAGTGGAGTGTCTAATCCAGAAGTCAAAAAGTATTCTGGAAACATTATTTACGTGGATAACAGACCTTCAATAACTAGGTCTCAAAACCAAAAAGAAGATATAAAAGTTATTTTGCAATTCTAAAAAATTATGCCTCAAGAAACTAATCTTAACGTATCTCCTTATTTTGATGATTTTGATGCGAATAAGAACTTTTATAAGGTTCTTTTTAAACCTGGACAACCAGTACAGGCAAGAGAACTAACTTCTCTACAGTCAATTCTTCAAAATCAAATTGAAACATTTGGAAATCATATCTTCAAAGAAGGGTCGTTAGTAATTCCTGGAGGTATAAACTATAATAACCAGTTAGTGGGTGTTCAAATTAATCCTGCTTTTAATGGGTTATTGGTAGATAGTTATATTGATAATCTCTTATATTCTGATATTGTAGGTGAAACATCTGGTGCTAGAGCAAGAGTTGTTTATATACTAAAAGCAAATCAAGATACCAATCCATTTACAATTTTATATTGTACTTTTAAATCTGGTGCTAATAGTTTTCTTGGTGGGGAGAATCTACTCACTGAGTTTACAGTATCCCCTGGATTTTCTTCACTGACCCAGATAAATGCTGGACAATCTTTTTGCTCAGCGATTACTGGTGCTCCTACTGTACTTGGTTCTGCATTAACTGTAAATGAGGGCGTATATTTCATTCGCGGTTATTTCGTAACTGTTCCAACACAAGAAATTATTCTAGAGTGGGGTAGCACTACTCCATCTTATAGTGTTGGATTTGAAGTATTTGAAGAAATTATTACATCTGATGATGATTCAACACTTTATGATAATGCAAGGGGATTTTCAAACTTCGCAGCTCCTGGAGCAGATAGATTTAGGATTACTACTAATCTAACAAAAAGACGTATCACTCGTAATGATACTACTGCAGTAACAGATAAGAATTATATAGAAATTTTTAGAATTCTTGGTGGAGAACTTAAGAAACTCAACAGAAATAGTCAGTATGATGAAATTGCAAAGGAATTTGCAAGAAGAACTTATGATGAATCCGGAAATTATTATGTAAAACCTTTTACTATTGAAGTAAAAGAGTCTCTTAATGACCTTAAGGGTAGTGGTGGTGTTTATTTCCCAGGAGAAGTTACTTCGCAAGGTCTAGAGGCAAGTAGAGCACTAGGTGTTTATAAAATATCGCCAGGTAAAGCATATGTTCAAGGTTTTGAAGTAGAAAATATTGGAACTCAACTTGTAGACTTCGTAAAACCAAGAACCACAAAGGAACTAAGGAATCAATATGTTAACTTTGCAAATGGTTCAGCATTTACCCTAAATCGCGTATATGGTGCTCCTGCATTGGAGGTTGATGGTTCTTATGTCGTAAGTCTTCGTGATTCTAGAG